ATTGTTGTGCTTAAAATGCTCAGAATCGCGGGGTTATATGCCTCAATATTGTTATGAATTGGAGCAGAGTGATGCTGATTAGGCAGTAAAATAGCACCATCCATCTACTAATTAACCTATAAACATGGGATAATCCAACCTTATTACAGTTAATGCCGGAATCTACCGAGGTTATATGAGCGCTTCAGCTAGGTCTAAGGAGCTTGGGGCCAAGTCATTGAAGGATGTAACAGATCAAACAGGGCTAAGCTCAGAACGACTGAACACACTCTGCAATGATTACCCTGTTGCCTTTGATGCGATGGTTCTCGGTCTTAACTACCGCAAGCGAGTAGGTGAGATACTTACTGAACTGTCTACATTGGGGGATAAATGATGAGCAAGAATAGGGAGAAGCATTGTTATCACCATGACGGCTACCATTGGGTGTGCTGTCACTGCGGCGATTATTATGTATCGTATAGAGGGTGGGGCGATTTGACGCTGATTGATCAGGTCAGGCTAGCATGGAAGATTGTTTCTTCGCAGCATGGGCCATATCCACGCAGGCACTGAAAGGGGGTGTAAGTAGATATTTGTGGTGGTGCTGGCAATGTCTAGCAAGGGTGACAAATCGGTGTATGGCTGTCCTTGATAAGTGTCAACCGAGCAGCACCCCTTCAAATACCTATTCAAGCAGGAGAGATGTAATGACACCAATGGAAATAGATGCGATTGAAAAGAAGTTCGAGGATGCGTTCGTTGCATTAGATATGGCTTCGGATTACCAAGACATCCCTATCCGCTCTCATTTAGAGCCTATCATTGAGGGGATACAGAAAAGAATGGCGCATATCAGGAACATGAACACAGGCGAGCCTCACCCTTACACGATTACCCAAATGCCGGGTGCTAGCGATAACTACGATTAATGCTACACTCCCCCTAACTAACCAAGGAGTAACACATGAGAAAGAAAGCAGCTAAACCAGCACCAGAGAAGAAGGTTAAGAAAGCCAAGAAGCCATCCAAGAAGAAGTGAACCAAGCCGTTAACATATCCCGCCTATCCCGAGAGCAGAAGATAAGAGCTATCGAGCTGCTACAGGAGAAGTCTCGCAGGAAGAAAGAGAGCTTCATCACTGGATATGTCCCCAACAAGAAACAGATTGAATTCCACCGAGAGGGCAATTACTACGCCGAACGCTGCTTTATGGCAGGCAATCAGCTTGGCAAGACGCTTGGTGGAGCATGCGAGGCTGCTTATCACTTAACAGGAGAATACCCTGAATGGTGGGAAGGACTGAGATTCACTAAGCCCATAACGATGTGGGCTTGTGGTGTGACTGCTGAGGTGGTGAGGGATTCGATACAGCTATTGATGTGCGGCAGCATTGAGAAGGGTGAGGTGGGCTACGGGACTATCCCTAAAGGCAAGATAGAAGGTTCGCAGAAGTCATTTGGTACGGCTAACTGCCTTGACAGTGTGATGGTCAGGCACAAGACAGGCGGGTTGAGTATATGCAAGTTCAAGTCTTACTCGAGAGGGCGCGAGAAGTTCCAAGCATCCACTATTGACCTGATATGGTTTGACGAAGAGCCGCCCGAAGACATCTACGCAGAGGGCAAGACACGAACCAACAACGGTCAGTACGGGCAGACTGTAATGCTCACTTATACCCCGTTAATGGGTATGTCTACGGTTACTCACATGTACATGGAGGCTCCGTCCGAAGAACAGGTTGTTATTAACATGACCATCATGGACGTTGATCACTACACAGATGAGGAGAAGCGCAGGATAGTAGCTTCTTACCTGGAGCATGAGAGGGAGGCAAGGGCTAATGGGATACCGATACTTGGATCAGGTCGTATCTTTCCGATACTCGAGGAGACTATTCATTGGGAGCCTGTCGAGATACCTAAGCACTTCGCGCAATTGAACGGTTGTGACTTTGGCTATGATCATCCTCAAGCCTTCATCAACATAGCGTGGGATAGAGATACTGATATCATTTACATCACTAAGGGTTGGAAGCAGGCCAAATGTACTCCGGTTAACGCGGCTGATGTGATCAAGAAGTGGGGCGATTGGATACCAGTAGCATGGCCTCACGATGGGCTACAGCATGACAAGGGTGGGTCATGTGATGAACTTGCAGGACAATACCGTAGTGCTGGGCTTAACATGCTGAATGAGCACGCAACTCATCCGGAGGGAGGGTTTGGCACTGAGGCAGGTATTATGGAGATGCTTGAACGTATGCAGTCAGGCAGGCTCAAGGTTAACAAGTATTTTACAGAGTGGTTCGATGAGTTTAGAATGTATCACCGCAAAGATGGTAAGATAGTGAAGATACGTGATGACTTAATGTCTGCTACTAGAATTGGTGTGATGATGATACGCAAGGCAGATACAGAACCTTTGGACGAGCTTGAGTATGAATCGGCTCCTGATGACTCAGCACTTGGATGGTCTTAGATGCTAGACAAACCCGCCTCAGTCGGTGACTTGCTCGAGAAGATTCGAGTTACTAACCTAGTTCCTTCTGTTCTCAAGATGAAAGATGGCGAGGACGTACTACAGAAGATCGCCTCGAGAGTTATTGAAGACCAAGAATCCGACAAGAAATCAATGGAGACGTGGGAGAAGTTCTTAGAGGCTGGACGTAAGCTACAAATCCAAGAGCTAGAGCCTAAGTCAGAACCTTTCGACAAAGCGGCTAACTTTAAATCCCCTGTTATGCTCGAGGCAAGCCTGAAGTTTGGCGATAGAGCCTCATCTACCCTGCTTAAACCTCGAGACTTGGTTAAGTATGACGTAGTAGGCAAAGACCACGACCAAGAGAAGATGCATCGAGGCGAGCGTGTATCGACTCACATGAGCTTCCAATTAAACTACGAACAACCCACTTGGCGCGAAGACCACGACAGTCTGTTATATATGCTGCCTAGTGATGGCGCTGTGTTCAAGTTCAGCTACTTTGATGTAGGTCTAGGACACAATACCTCTGAGGTCATCAGATGGCCTGACTTCTCAGTTAACCAAGCCAACACCAGCATGGAGACATGCCGGTCATTTACTATCCAGCGCGAATACACCAAGAGCATGGTGTTAGCCAAGCAGCGCGAGGGTATCTGGCAAGAGTACGAAGACGAAGAGATAGGGACTGAGACCCAAGCTGAGGAGAGTGAAGAGTCTGAGTCTGATGAGAAGTTCTTCATTCAGCAGATGTTCTACGATCTTGACGAGGACGGGTACGAGGAGCCTTATTTGGTTACTGTGCATGAAAAGACATCGAAGGTCATGCGTATAGTCGCTAGGTTTGAAGAAGACAACATTATGGTTAAGTCGCCTAACGGCACAGTCTTACCATTGGATGAAGTCTTGCAAGGCGCTGATAACTTAGGCATGAATGTCTCAGGTGATGCTGCTAAAGACATGAAGAACAGCAGGCTATCCCAAGTCTCGTTAGTGCGAATCAATCCTATTAACTGCATTACTGAATACTCGTTTATCCCAGGCGCGTTGATTCCTTTTGAGAAAGAAGGATCATTCTTAGGCATAGGCTATGTGCATCTATTGGCTGGACTGACTCAGGCTATCAACTCTACCTCCAACACGATATTAAACGCAGGCAAGCTAGCCAGTACGCCTGGTGGATTCTTAGCCAAGGGATTCAGGAAGGCTACGGGTGCATTGAAGTATTCAGTGGGGCATTTTATCCCTACTCTGATGAGTCCGGGCGAGCTACAGAATGCAGTCAAAGAGTTTGACTTCAAGGATGCTAGCCAGTCGTTTTACCTATTCAACGAGAAGATGAACGCTGAGGTACAGAGATTGTCGGCAAGTGCTGACTTGACCGATGCTATCGGCGCGAATGCTCCGGCTACAACTATGATGGGCATGGTTCAAGAGCAACTAATGCCTGTCTCTGCTATTACGATGAGAATCTATCGTAGTATGAAGAAGGAGTTCATTAAGCTAGCTGAGTTGAATAGGAAGTACACAGACCCCGCTGTTTATAAGGACTTGGTGGGTGAAGATGAAGAAGAGGGCCAAGAACAGCCTGAAGTGACGGAAGGTCAAGAGGTCGCACAGCCCGAGAAGAAAGAGTACAGCTACATAGAAGACTATGGCATGAAGGGTCTCGATGTGATGCCCGCAGCCAACCCAGAGATGACCAGTCAAGTACAGAGCTTGATGCAGTCCTCATCAGTCATGGCGCTATCTCAGCAGATATTGTCAACTGGTGGCAATCCTATTCCTGTGATGAAGAGACATTTACAGGACTTGGGTGTTGATTACGTGGATAAGATATATCCAAACGACGAACAAAACCCAGACCCACAGCTAGAAGCTATGCGCGAGGCCCAGAAGACAGAACAAGACTTAGCCCAAGCTCAGACAGAGCTATACGGCGAGCAAGTCAAGAACGAGAAGAAGAAGACAGCTATAGCGGCTGCTAAGGCTAAGGCTGAGATTAAGAAGATAATCTCTGAGACCATATTGAATGTAGAAAAAGCAGAGACCGAAGAGGTCAAGAATCAAATCAGCAAATACTCCGCGCAAATGGAAAGTCTATTAGCGTTGATAGATGCTGAACAAGGCGGCGAAGAGTCGCAATAACTACTGGGTAGTCCAGTAAAGGAGGAGCATAGTGCTTCAGTTAGATAATGTGTCCGATAGTCTGGATGCGAGTAAAGCTAAGATGCTAGAAGGCGGCAAGATATCCGCTGAGGCCGTTGCAGAATGGCAAGTACACCCCGTAACAACACTCCTCAAGATTGATCTAAAGTCTGATCAAATCGACGCTATCATTCAATACCTCAAAGAACCTGACCCTAAGATGCTGGGTATTATTGATGCTGTGGAGAATATATTGGAATGGACGCCGGAGGTTGAGGATGAATAAATTAGTACCATTAGGCCATTACGTTCTAGTAGAGGACGCGAAGTTTGAGCAAACCACTGAGAGCGGCATTATCTTAACCTCAGACACAGAGAGCAGGCGAGAGCAGGCAGGGCAGGAAGTAGGCAGAGTCATAGCCTTTGGCCCTATTGCTTTCAAAGATATCAAAGGTTGTAAGTGTCCCGCAGATTGGGGCGTAGCTATTGGCGACCTGGTTGAATACTCAGCAAAGTATGAAGGCAAGCAGTCTGCTTTCTGCAAGAAGGGTGCGACAAGCGACTTAGAGGTTGTATCGCGCCTTATCCCAGACACATCATTAGTAAGCAAAGTAGAGGAATAATCATGGCTGGCGAAGAAGACAACGAAGCAGGATTGGGCCGAGATGACCCTGAATTGGGTGATGGTGAGCTTGAGGTTCCCGAAGAGGGCGCTAATGAGTTCGACATACCTGAAGAGATTTATGCGAAGCTGAATGACACGCAAAGGGCTGAGATTCCTAACGGATGGAGACCGCGTGATATGTGGCCGGAGGAAAAAGACCCTGATGATTGGGTATCTGCCTCTCGCTACAGAGAAAAGGGCGAGATGCTGTCTGCGATTGGCAAGCTGAAAGACGAGGTAAAGGAGTCTTCTGCTGACATAGATAAGCGCATGAAGAATGCCACTATGTTCCTCAGCGCTCAGAACAATCTGTTACGTGCTGAACTTGAGGAGAAGCGGGACGGGCTTATCAAAGAAGGTGATGTTGACGGGGTTAAGGCTGTAGACAAACAGCTCAAAGATATACCCGAAGACGAGAAAGAAACCTCTAAGGCTAGCGATAACACGCTGTTATTGGATTGGAAGTCTAACAATCCGTGGGTGTTTGATGAGTCGAGCGAGAAGTTTAAGTTTGCTGACAACCACTTTAAGATAGCCGGAGCCAAGGGCATGTCTATGAAAGACTCCCTGTCCTATGTTGAGGAGAAGATGGGTGAGCAGTACCCAGACAAACCCAAGGCTGTTAACAGCAGGCGTAATGAGCCGGGTCTTGGTGAAGGTGGCGGCAAAACACCTAGCAAGCAAGGTAACGGCATGGTGGCTAGATCATCGTGGACGTTTGAAGAGAAGCAGATAGCCGAGAGCCTTGAAGGCGACTTCACAGCGAAAGAGATAGACCAAATGGTAGCGGATAGTAGGAGAGCACAAGCATGAGAAACCCAAGATCAGGGGACCCAAGCAAGGTACGGGTTGAAGAGAAAAAGTCAGAGGCTCAAGAGGAAGAAATCGATATGAGCACTACTGAGCATCAACACGACCCCGAGAAGCAGGAAAGACAGCCAGTAGAGGAGGCTAGAGACCCTCGAGAGACAAGATCGAGAGAGGAGCTACAATCGATTGCGGAACGAAGAGAGACTAGGATACGAGTTGGCAGAGAACAACGCCTAGCAGGGCTAGCAGCGCCCTACAGGGACAAGAATCTCTACCACCGTTTCGTTCTTGACAAACCTGGTGCTTTTGAGACAAAATTACGGGCAGGCTATGAGTTTCAGAAGGATACCGAAGGAAATCATATAACCTTTCCATCGGGTTCTAGCCATCTCCATCTTATGAAGTTGCCGATAGAGTTCAGACAGGACGATCTGGAGGCAAGAGAAGAGGAGATTAAGACTAAATTCAAGGCTCAGATTACAGTACCCGAAGAGGATAGACCAGGCGGCGAGAGTGTTGCCCTGAGTGAATCTGGACTTTTCGACCCGAATTAGATTTACCCCAATCAGCGGGCAGACCCCCGTTATTTGATTGTAACGAAGCACTTTTACAATTAACTAACGGAGGCCATTATGGCTGGATTTGAACTATCTCACAGTCGCTCTTCATCTGGTGATTTTACTGGCGTAGGACAGGAGTATGATATCCCTGTCGGCAACGCTGGAA